GCCGCTGCCGCAAGGGCTCCTGTGGTTGCTCCGTTTAACCCAAGGGACGCATTCCACAAATTTAGCGCCGGATTCTGCGCCGCTTCCTGCGCTGCCGCTGCCGTCGTAATGCCGGCCGTAGCGTTGCCGATTTGATTGTTATACAAGTTCGATAACGTGCCAATATTACTTGTGAAGCTATTTGCCATCGTATCGGCGACGTTTTGTGAAATGTCATTTAATCCCTGACTTGTCACAGAGCTATTTAGCACGCCGTTTGCCGCCGCATTATTCAACAGCTGTCCATACGAATTTTGTACGCCGCTTTGTACGGCCGCCGTCATGTTGTCTAAATATGATTGTGGCAACTGCCCGTTCTGCAGCCCCGCCAGACCTTGATTCGCGCTGTTGATTTGATTTTGAGCCGTCTGATTCAAGTTATTAAAATCGACCTGCACGGCCCCTAAGCTATTCGCCAGCACGTTTCTTGCCGTGTCGTTGAGCCACAGCGCGTTCGGCGCTACGGCGTCGGCATAGTCCGCCTGCGACTTCTGCAGCTGCAGCTCGTATTCCGTCGGCGTGTATGTCGTCGTATTATTGACTGTCGTACTCCCGCCGCCTTTATGCTGCATTAGATTAATCGCGAACGGGATAACTATTTTGCTCTTCATGTCCCTCTCCTTTCTCAGATCGTCCATGTAATGTAATATTCCTGCACGCCGCCGCGACTTATAATTGCTGATGGAGACGCTATAAGCCTTTGCCCCGTATACTTTTCAACGCAATAATAGCGGATGCCGTCGGCGGTATATTCCCTGTCCGCAATACGGCAGCGGATAAGCCGCAAATACGGCAAGATCGGACATATGCAATAGGTCGCACAAATATGATACCCTAAAGACTGCGCGAATATTTCCATGACATGCCGCCAAAACAGAATATCGCCGCATAGCTGATATGCGACGACCATTTCTTTTTCCGTATCAATTCGCAGCTCGCAAAATCCGCGTTCGGGGAAATAAAAAAGTTTGTACCGCTTGTCGTGTACAAACTTGTCTCCGGTCTTTTTGTTGTAAATAGCAATCCATTCTTCGAGCGTTCTTTTTTTCATATACTTATCCCTACCTGTTTAGTATTGCCAACACACCAGCTCCGTTATTCTGTTGCTGCTGCGAGGATTGGTTCGACTGCAGACGGTTTAATCCTTTCAATAATTCACCGGCTTCCGGCGATTGGCTGAGATAGTTGTTCCATACCGTATTGGCTAAGGAATCGTAATCGCCATACTTCCCGGCAAGACCTGCGGCAAAATTCGGATTATCCTGATACAAGGCGGAAAACACGCCCTGGCGCGCCGACAAGCTGTCCGGAGCTGCCTGATAATTCCCGAGAGCCGTTCGGACGTCTTCCGGCATTGCGTTATTGACTACCATCCTTGCAAGACTGCCAATAAAATTATCTGACTGCTTATGTTGCGGCGCATTTATCAGGTTCATTAAGTCGGTAAAGCTCATATCGCTCATAGAGGTTTCCCCTTCCCACTTAAACCGGCGTATATAACTCGGAAGACGTGTCCGGTACGTGCGCTAAATCCGATGTATGCGTCTGCAGGACCTTGTACAATACGTTATTGTAATTCAGCTTCGCATCCTTTTTATACTGTCGGTTTACCGCCCAAGCGGGGAACACATCGGGAATCTGCGCCGCTACATCATCGCTCATAGTTTCCAATGCATTCTGATATTCGGCCTGTATCTGCGACGTATCGCCGCCTGCAAGCTGAATCATCATCGCATTGACGGCTTTCTGCTGTAATTGCTGCTTGGCCGCATTGGCGTTTAGTTGCAACTGGACCTCTGCATTAGACTCCGTATCCGTCATTTCCATAGCCGGCGTTTCCGGTTCTGCAGTTTTTTCATGATACGTCCATGACGTGCCATTCCAGATAATGTCAAACCCGTCTTTATCTGCGGGCGGCTCAGATTCTACGCATCCTGCCGGTATCTGCCATGCTCCTGATATAGGACTGCGGTCTGTCAAGTCTAATATCTTTTGACCCTGATATATTTTATTGTCGTCGTATGTGTATACGACTTTGGTTTCGCTTTTATCCATCTTGTATCACCTCTTAATATTTAATTTGCGGGATTAATGCTAACGCAGGGGGCTGTACCGTATTTGAGGCACCATATATAGCGTTGCTGTCTGATGCATCAAAATTTAATCGTCCAGCACCCCAATCCGTACCATCTTGTGGTGCCCTCTTTATAAAACCTCCTTCTGATGCCATAGTTATAGCTCCGTTATTACGTTCCCAGTCGATGTATATGGTACCAGTCAATCCTCTTCCTGTGATGTTTGGCAGCCCTGCTTCAACACTTTTCATCGCATTAGCTGTTCCCTGTAATACCCTGCCCTGCGCATCGGGAACTTTAAGCGTATCTGCATTGGAATCATAGGCGTACATGGATTTATTACTATTCCATGCATCGCTTTCTACCAGTAAATTATTGTCCTGCGCAAATTTAAGCAGCCGTGGGTACTCGCTGGCTTTTACTGTCGCTCCATTTGCTTTAATAAAACCGTCGTGCAATACAGGCCTAAACACAATGTCTCCTACCCTGTGTCCGTCCCGTATATCGTCTAAAATAAACACCGCCGTGCCGTCTGTTACATATTGTCCTGCTTGTATTGTCATTCGTATCACTCCATTCCGTTATTAGTAACGGATGATCGGCATAAGGGAAATTGACGGCGGCTGTACAACATCAGATGCCCCATATTGCGCATTACTATTTTTTGCATTAAATTGTATTGCATATGTTGTATGTGATACCACAACATCAGTCCCTGTAAATACATTTAATTGCGTCCCAAGCGTATTAAATGCACCGTTAGCGCTTTTGGTGCCCGTCCAAAATAGTGAATTACTATCATCTGCGAAAAAGTCCCCAGTTATGTTAGGTAATCCAGAAGCAATTGTCTTGCCGCTCTCATCTTTATACTGCACATAACGCTGGGAATAATTAGGTAACACAAATGTCGTACTCTCGTCGCCTTTACCAAATAGCCCTAAGTTTCCTGCCGTATCATCCGTCCATAAATTGTTTGTCTCAATAAATTTAACAAGTCTCGGATAGTCCGCACGATTGACGGTAGCTCCGTTGGCTTTGATGTACCCCTTCGGCAGATATAAGCTGCCCCGTACGCTGCCTACTGGCGTACCGTCCCGCACGTCGTCGACTATCCATGTGACCGTACCATCTACAATGCACAATCCTATTCTACTGTCCATGGGGGGGGGTACTAAAATCAGGCTCGCTATCTCCCGTCGTGCCTGCCGTGACGCACTCCAAGCGCAGATAGGACGGCAACTTAGAGCTATATGCAATTTCTCCTTCACTGTATGCCTTGTTTCTTTGTAAAGTTGAAATACCCGGAATATCAATGGTGGTATTGACATCTCCGGAATATGTTCCTATCGTTTGCCCATTGGTTTGAATGATTAATTCTTTACCCGCACCAATAGTACCTTTGGATTCATTAACAAATTTACCAGACGACACCCGATAAACAAGGATATCCCCATCAGATAACCCATCTGTTTCAATAATTTTTTCAGCGATTTTTGCCGCGTTGCCGGTAATACTTGCATCAAGCAAGCCGCTCGCATTGGTACGTAGTAGCTTATTAGCTTCATTAACCGTTGTTGCAATATCATTTTCGGTTAAAAAAGCATTGTCCGCCGAAGAAGTAAAGCCAAAACATTCTGCGATTTTCCCTAAATATATCCAATCCGTATTTTCCTTGTTTCGGATATACAGTTTATCATCTTCAGCTTTCAGTTGATATTTTGTCGGCTCGACTTGCTCTGTTCCTGCGTTATTTAATCCTCGAACATTATTTAAAAATTGGTATATGCGCGGTATCTCTTTCATATATTTTTGCGCAAAATCATCGACCGTATCTCCGCCGATACGATAGTCCAATGGATATTTCTCTTGATAGTCTGCCATCATTACACCTCCGCAATATCAAACATAAGCGTATTAAATAAAATTTGTCCGCCATATCCTGCAGCTTTAACTCGTATAATTTTTTCTCTGTCAACGCACCGTAAATCCGCTCTGCGTACCGTAGCGTTTACCAAATACATTTCATTGCCATAGATATGCTCCCTGTTGCTATATATTTCCTCGCTATTAACATATAAATCGTCTTGCGGAATTAAATATAGTTGCTGATGATTGCCGAAAATATAATCGTAATTATGATATATACAATTAGCGGAAGACGGCATATTCGCCGCAAGCATCACCTTGCCTATCATAAATTCGCAACCGCATTTGTTTTCGGAATACGGCGTAATATCTGCTATCACTCGTTTTATCAGATACTGATTATGCGACAGAAACGCTTTTGTACGAAATGCCCACGCTAAATAATATTCATCGTCATTGAGTTCATCATTAACCAACTTACATACGCCGTCTTTTTTCAAAACGTAAATATCTGTACCTATATTCACTACATCAATGGCAGCCGTGTTGTACTGACGCTGAAAAAAGCCGTTGCAGTTCGCATCGAAAAATAAAAACGTTTTCAGCCCCGCAAGCATCCATATCTGATTCAGATACGGGACATACCGTACTTTAACTCTTACCGGCATCCCGGCAATATTGCTGCGTACTTTGAGGGCAATATCGTCGGCACGCATATCTCCGTATGTCTGGGTCGTCGTAATGGCCTGCATCGTATTTCTTCCCAGTGCAATCGCGCTATTTGCCAAAGCGCAGCAGCTTCCCTCGCTGCGTACGTCGATGTTGCGGCCAATTTCCGCCAGCGTCCAGTTCGGGTATGTGCCGCTCAATCGGTATGCGTGTCCATTGCTCTTGAAAATCAGGATGTCCTGCGACAGGTTGCATATGCCGACTATGCGTCCGCCGTCTTTATACCCGACTTCCAGCCACTTGGCCGAACTTTCGTCGTTAGAGTCATCCTTCCAGTTATGCTCGTCGCCAATAGCGCTTGCCCGCAGAATATCGTCATGATACGTATAAATCCGGCCGTCTTTGACAAACACGCCTGTCCCATTCGGTACTTTATTGGTTTCCGACTCTTCCGCCTCTTCTTCGGAGTCCGTAATCGTTTCCAGCGTCCCGTCGTGATAATACTGCGGCTTACCGCCGGACATAATCATCATGCCGTCTTCCCAGTCCGCAAAGCAGGGAAGCGCGCTTCCGGCAAGCGTTCCTACTTGCGTAAAATCCGTCCCGTCCCGTTTCAGCGTATATACGTTTTTATCCGCGTCCACAATCAAAAACAAATCGGCAATGACGGAATAAGCAAAATCAGTGAACGACTTGTTTTCAGAAGTAAAAATACGCTTCGTCCCTTGGACGGTCCGTAACAGTCTTGTACTCGGGTCAATCTCGACATTTACCGCTTTAGACAGTTCGTTTTGCCCGATCATCTCTTCGGCATTGGACGTATTCAGGCCGCCGGAGAAGTCATACAGCTGTATAGTCTGCTGATTCGCATGTTTCGTCGATAAGAGCATTGTATATCACCGCCTTACACGGTACATATGATTATGATTCCAGGCGCCTTCCGTAAACTTCGGATAGTCGTCCCAGTAGCTTTCCGACTCGACTTTCATCGGATTCAGGCTGCGGATAAGCTGCTCGGCCTGCGCCATCATTGTATTGAGGACTACATTTTCCTGGGACATATCATACGAATTGGATATAGAAGCACGAATGACAGCATACTCAAATAACAAATCGTCTAAATCATTGCTGAACGGCGACGAATCTGTCAGCGTTAGAAGCTGCATGTCCGGAATGTATGTAATCTCATACTGATGATCTACAGAATCTACCGGAAAAAATTTAAGCGTCTTGAATCCCAGAAGATAACAGCAGTCGGGAATCCCAGTTACATTGGTATAATCAATATCCAAAACCGATACCATTGCGATTTGCTCCTGATCCAGCAATACTCGCAAAATCTGCGATACGTTGCTGTCAAACGTCACGCTGGTTTCGCCGCTTTTCAGCATGCCGGCTTTTTCTTCAGCCAGTATCATCGGCGCGTTTTCCATAATCATACGCCGGAATATGCGCACGCCGTCGTTGATATATCCCAGCAGTATATCGTCCGTATAACCAGTTTTCTGTTCGTCGTGCGCGGCATTGCGTATCCGCGTGATTAAATCTGTTACTGCTAACATATATTGCTCCTTACATAAAAAGCAGGCGCTCTGCAAAAAGAACGCCTGCCCACATCATGATTAGTCGTCTGTAGAAGAAGTCAGCACATTGATGCAGCCGAAATCAGACAACGTAGAACCGTCAAACTTGTACTGCGTCTTTGCAATACCCATAATACGGCCAATTGCGAAGCCCTTCTGGTTGTGATAGTCAAAATCGT